TAGAAAACGAATTGACAAAATGTATAAATTCGGCTAAATACCAGCAACTTCGAGGATTCAATAATGAAACTGCAAGAACTGGCGGTTAAACGCCCGACACAACAAATCGCTAAAGTATTCGAAAGCCATTACGGCCAACGTATACCTTTTGACTCAATGAACTTATCACAAGCACGAACCATGCTTGGCCGAGTTCGCAAACTGGTCAATGAACACCGTGCCAATCGTGACTTCCATCAAAGCGAACGTAATCCTGCTTACATCAAATTGATGATGATGGAACAGGCATTGTCACAGCGTTTGTTTGAAGAAGAAGTAGTTGCCATTGATGTGAATGATCCTGCGATGAAAGCCATTCAAACCAAGATCAAGAACAAGCAAGTGCTGAATCCCGACGAGCAAAAGAAAGCCAATGCTATCTTGGCCATGCAGACTTCAGAAAACAATACTGGTGGCTTCCTCAAAGAAAGCGAAGTGCAACAGGCTCAAGTTGTTCTTGCTGCCCAAGACATGGTCGACAAGATGCAAAAAATGATTGAAGACACAACCAGTTTGCAGTTCAAAGAATTGCCTGCCTTGGTTGATGCAATTAAAAATCAAGTTGGTGTTGAGCAAGCTGCACAGTTCAACAATGACGCCACTGCTGCATTGGCTGGCTTGGTACAAAACTTGCAAAACAGCAAGCTTCAAATGGAACAGGCATTGGGTGTGGTAACTGGCCAAGCCGCTGCTCCAGTAGTGCCAGGTGCTGAATTAGGTGCAGAATTGGGTGCCGACGCTGGTGCTGAATTGGGTGCTGAAGACGATCTTGACGCCATGGCCACTGATGCTGCCGACGATATGGATCCCAAACTAGGTGCTCCGATGGCATCATTGGGTCGCGAGCGTAGATAATGCGTATCAATGAAATGGCAGACCCAACAGCACAACGGTTGCTGGGTGTGGCTCAATTCTTACTGGGACGAGCTGAAAACACCAACGGTAAGAAACAAATCAATACTGGCACTTTTGTAAACATTGCACAAAGTTTGGGCATTGAAATTAGTACGCAAACATTGGCAGACCTCAGCAACCAACCTCCATTGAATGGGGTAATAGAACCCATTCAACCAGGCGAAGATATTATAACCTTTTCAAACGGTCAACCAGATGTTGCCATGCCAGTGGACCAGGCTCAAAACATTGTAGCTAATGCTGCCAAATCAGCAGCCAAAAAAGATCGAGACGTTTGATCAATCCAGTCAACGTTCCGTTGACTTCCAACGTTAAATATAGTATACTAAGCTGTAGGAGGCCCGTATGAAAAAACTCATTGCTCTCGTTTTGGTAACCATGGCTGTGTCGACTCAAGCACAACACCATCATCACCATAGACATGGTGGAAACTGGATAGCACCAGTAATTGTCGGCGGAGTAATTGGATATGCGTTAACACGCAACCACTCCGAGCCAGTTTACAATTACGGCTACGTTCCGCCCCCGGTGGTTATTCAACCGCCCTTGCGTTCTGTCTGCACACTTTGGACCGAAACACAATATGCAGATGGTACTATTACTAGAACTAGAACTTGTTCACAATAAAATGGAAATTGATCAATTGGTAAAAACCCATGACGTTGTGTTGTTTATGAAAGGCACAGCACAGTTTCCCATGTGTGGATTTTCTGGTCGTGCTATACAGATTCTTAGAGCGTGTGGAATAAAATCTCTCCATACTGTAAATGTATTAGAAGATAACAACATAAGACAGCAAATAAAAGAATACAGTCATTGGCCTACAATTCCTCAATTGTATGTTAAAGGAGAATTTATTGGAGGGTCAGACATCATGACAGAAATGTATGAACACGGCGAATTACAAGAATTATTAAAGGATTGATATGGCATATTCAGAAAAGGTAATTGAACACTATGAAAATCCCAGGAATGTGGGCTCTTTTGATAAGAGTGATACTGATATTGGTACTGGTATGGTTGGCGCACCCGCATGCGGTGACGTAATGAAACTTCAAATCAAGGTACAAGATGGCATCATCACAGACGCAAAATTCAAAACCTACGGATGCGGCAGTGCGATTGCCTCCAGTTCTCTCATTACCGAGTGGGTTAAAGGCCGGACGCTTGACCAAGCGGCAACTATTAAAAATTCAGAGATTGCTCAAGAACTCTCGCTGCCACCTGTCAAAATCCATTGTAGCATTCTTGCTGAAGACGCCATCAAAGCAGCCGTAGCTGACTATCGTAAAAAACATGATCTCTCTAACTGACCGTGCGTATACCAAAGTAAAACGACTTTTGCAAGCCAAAGACTATGCTGGTATTCGACTTGGGGTAAAAACTACAGGTTGCTCTGGCCTGGCTTACGTGTTAGAATATGTACAAGAATACAAACCTTTAGAGTCTGACATCAACTATGCCCAACCGGACTTTGTGGTGTTGGTTGATAAGAAAAATGACGTATATCTCAAAGGTATCACAGTAGACTATGTGCGCCAAGGTCTTAACGAAGGCTTTGAATTTCAAAATCCCAATGAACGTGATCGTTGTGGGTGTGGTAGCAGTTTTCGTATTTAAAAACCAAGCGGAACTATTTTATTAAGGCCGTTACGAACTACTGAAAGAGAACATTGTACAACCCAAAATTTGATTATCAACCCATACCCAGGGTCACAATAGACGGTAAAAGATTCTACGCCACTCCGGATGGCAACAAGTTGCCGTCAGTGACTACAATATTAGACCGAACCAAAAGTGAAGAGAGTAAAGCTGCCTTGCACAATTGGCGGCGAGCAGTAGGTGCAGAACGAGCGCAAGCCATTACTACAGAAGCAGCCAATCGTGGCACTAGAATGCATACCTATCTTGAAAAGTACATCAGAGAAGGTGCCATACCCGCTCGTGGGTCAAACCCATTCTCATGGCCCAGTCATATCATGGCAGAAGAAGTGGTCAATAAGGGACTAAAAAATGTAAGTGAATTTTGGGGCATTGAAGTACCCTTGTATTTTCCCGGTGTGTATGCAGGTACCACAGACGGCGCCGGCATTCATTTAAATGAAGAAAGCATACTGGATTACAAGCAAACCAACAAGCCTAAAAAACGAGAATGGATTTACGATTACTTTGTCCAACTGTGTGCATACGCAGAAGCCCACAATGAACTGCATGGTACACAAATTAAAAAAGGTGTAATTTTGATGTGTGTTAAGCCTGATCTAGATGAGCAACACAACATCGTAGGCCAGCCTAAATACCAGGAATTTGTACTGGAAGGCGGGGAGTTTGAAAAGTACCGTAGTATCTGGTGGAAAAAGGTCGAACAGTATTATGTGACTCATGCGCTTGATTGATTTGCTATAAATACAGCAAGAAATCGAGACCCATATGGCAATAGTACAAATTAGTCAAATTACAAATCGTAAAGGTGCATTTAGCAGTCTTCCTCAATTGGTTGGCGCTGAATTCGGGTGGGCAGTTGACACACGCCAGTTATTCATTGGCAATGGCACATTGCAAGAAGGCGCACCGGTAATTGGGAATACAGAAATCCTTACTGAATTTTCTGATATTTTGCTCACAGCCCAATATGTGTATCAAGGCGCTGCAGCCGGTTACATAGTACAGACTGGCCCAACAGCAGGGTCTGATATCAATCAAAATTTACAATCGTGGATGGATCAATGGGCCAGCGTGACTGATTTTGGTGCTGTCGGTGATGGAGTAACTGACGACACAGTAGCAATCAATCGTGCATTGTATCAATTGTATTGTGTACAGACCAACCCACAAATTCGTAGAAGTTTGTTTTTTCCAGCTGGTGTTTATCGCACAACTGAATATATTATTATTCCACCATATGCCAAGCTCTACGGCGAAGGTGCAAACTCTAGTGTGATTCAACTGGATGTGTCCAGTGACATTAGTTCGTTGAGTGCATACTGTGCTAGGTATGGTGATAGCCTTCAACAAACAGGTGCAGCCATGGGTGATGGCGGTGCAACACTGCCAACTAACATTGAAATTTCTTCAATGGGATTTCGCACAGTGGAAATCACAGACGTGTTCCTAGTGGAGGATGCCAGTTTTTGTACATTTACTGACGTTAGTTTTAGTGGTGCATTGACCACTGGAGATTTGATAAGTGACACAGATAATATTGCAGGCGTAAGATTTAATTCTGACAGCATTGCAACTAATAATATTACTTTTAGAAGATGTGAATTCAGAGGACTAACTTATGGCATTAACACCGAATACAATGTTCGTGGATGCTTGGTAACTGAAAGTGCATTTGACACCTTGTACCAAGGAGTGTTGTTGGGAGATCCTGCTCCTGTTGACGGCGGTCCAACTGGATTCCGTGTGGTGGGCAACAGTTTTGACAATATCTATGCAGAAGGATTCAAAGTGTCTGCAGGCACCAGCTTGAACATGTCTGGGTACAACATTTATTATGATGTTGGCAATCATTTTAACGGAGTTGGATCTCCGGTCACACCAGTAATTACATTTGATGCCAACAACAACGTAAGTGTGGGAGACATGTTCGAACGTGGTGACTCAAGTGCTGTGCCAAGAATTGACACTAACAATACCATTTGTATTACCACAGAAAATGGTTATCAATTGGCGCTAGGCAACTATGTGAGATTCAGTGGGTTAAGATCCACATTGGTCAATAACACATCGTCACCAACTGTAATTTTTACAATTAATTCAACACTAATCCGTGCGTTTGACTTTGATTATACTGTAGTGCGTGGTACTACAACTCGAACTGGAAAAGTTACTGTGGTGGCCAGCACTGACGGCACCGGTGTTAATTTAAATTACAGTGACAGTGGATTACAAAATTCTGCCACTGGTGTGGCATTTACTGCTACTGAAACAGGAAGTTCTGTATCAATTCGGTACACCACAACTAACACTGGCTCAGACGCTACCTTAACTTATTCTACTACAAAATTGGCCTAATGTGGCACTCAACCTTTGATCAACGGTTGGCTGCCT